GCCATATTATTTAATTGTCATTTTGATGATTTCTGGATTCATCATCATCTTATTAAACTTCTGTTTGTTTCCGTTAAAGATGGTTCTTACAATCATATACTTTAGATCATTTGTAAAATAATCTTTTGTACATAATGCAATTAATCTATCTGTCACCTTTTGAGTTATCTTATTTTCTTTAGCATATACCAAAGAGTAATTAGATAATCTTGTAGCTAATGTAGATGCAATATCTGCACGATAGTTATCATCTTTACCAATACAAGATCTAAGCTCATTTAAAATGTATTGCTCATTATCATGAGTTAATAGATCATGTGGTGTTACTAACTTATCTAGCTTATTATTAATGAAAGTTGTAAACATAGAAGCAAATGCATCTCCTACACTACCTTCACCAATCATCTGTACCATTGCTAAGTTGCTTTCAAAAGAATCAAAGCTTGATATTGCGTTAAAGAATGTTGTGATAGATCTTGCATTAGTTTCTTGAGTAACAAGTTCTGGATGTAATAACAAGAAGTTAATACATCTTGAATCAATACCTGCATCCTCAGCCCACTCAGCCCATACATTAACATCAAATTTTAGACTTGCAGTAATATACCTGGTCTTCTGAGCAGAGTCAATACTGTTTACTAAATAATCTCCATTATCAGGATTAGCTGTTAGAACAATATGCCAGTCCTTTGGAAGCGTCCATGAGATATAACTTTGTCTATCAATCAATTCCATACATGCTTGAATAAAGCGCATATCTGCACGATTCCAATCATCAAGTAACAAGATACCACCTTCTTTCTTATCTGCAATCCACTCTGGAGCACAGTAAGACATTCTGTTTTTACCCGTCATCTTGTATCCGTTCTTTAGATACTCTTGTACAGCAAGCTCATCAACCCACATTCCAACTTTCTTAGTTGTCTTTTGAGTCATATCTGCTAGATCTTTAGATGCAGCTGCTCTTTGCGCCGCAGTATAATTTAACTGATCTCCTGTTGTCTTTGAGACAATCTTTTCTTTATACATCTGAAACTGACGTACAGGGAAACCAACTAAGTCACCTAGCTCCTCAATCTGAGCTAAGTTTAACTTAACAAAGTTTAAATTATTATCATTAGCAATTTCTAATATATTAGATGTTTTACCAATACCTGATTCACCTACTACTTCAACTGCTACTGGAAGCTTACCTTTTTCCTGAAGAGATCTATTATTATTAATAATATGATTTAAAAATCCCTTTAGTTCTTTTGCGTTTAAATTTACTTGTGCCATTATTTTTCTTTTTTTTTATTTAGTTTATTATAATTCTGCCGAGAAATTACATTCTCCTTCTTCTTCAATACACTGAAGTATTTGTCTTCCAAGACTATAGTCAAAGTAATTACTTAACTTTTCATCTTTTAATAATTTCATTCCAGCCCTTTCAAGATATGTTGATAAAGGAATATCTTGTTCATATGGTTTACAACCAAATAGGTCAATATATGCTAGTATAGAAGTTTTATATTCTCCAAAACTTTCTTCAAGTTCTGTTAGTCTAGCTTTAACTTCTGAGATATTATCTGTGCTAAAGTAATATTCTAAGTATTGAGGCATTTGTCCTTCAACACCAAACTGATCTGCTGCATCACTTGCTTGTACACCAAAGGCAAACTTACCTTCAATATCACCTGTATAATATCTACCCATTAGTTTAACTTAATTACTTGTCCTGGTAACTCATCATTCATATCAGAAATACTACTAAGAACCCATAACGTATTCTTAGGACAGTTATCTGGAGAGTATGCTTCACCATCTGTTAAATATATTAGAGCTGTATATTGCCCTTTATTTTCATTAAAATGATCAATTACTGGTTGGAAACTTGTTCCACCACGACCATGTATTTCCCAATTATGTTTTGGATTAAATTCTTTAACACTATTAAGACTTGTATCACACTGCGCTACTGTAATCTTATGACCTGTTTTATGCATATGGCATAATTCAGACATGAACTCTTTAAGTTCATCATTATTTACAGATCCGCTTGTGTCAACACCAACAAGAATATTATTTTTAAATTTAATCTTTAACCCAGGATTACCAGAATATCTCTTATTATATTTACGTCTTAGTTTCTTTGTATATATTATACTAGAATTACCTATAAACCTTCTAAGATATCCTTTCCAATCAAACTTAGCAGGTTCAACATGCATTAATCTATTAATAACCTCTGAAAGTTCTCCAGGAATGTTGCCATTTTTCTTTATTGTTGTTTCAGCTACATCCTTTAATTGATGTTCTATCTGCTTCTGAACAAGTTTTTTCTCTGCTTCAGATAAATCATCAAACTCATCCCATGTAGCATGATCATATGGTGTTTCACCATTCATTTCATCCATTAATGAATCTAATGATGGAGATGTACCATCTTGCTGTGCTTGACTTAATATATCATAATACTCTTTTGTACCTGCTTTAACTGGTAAATTAAGTTCTGGAAAACTTGATAACAGTAATCCACCTTCAGGAAGTTTACTTTCAAGTATATATTGATTGATTTCTAAGTCAGCTGCTATATTAAACAACTTTGCATTGGGATATCTATCTCTAATCACCAAATGCCCAAATGCAATATGTAATAGCTCATGTTTTATTAAACCAAATCTATGATCTTCAGATAATTCATTGAAGAAGTTCGGATTAATTGCTAACTGCATTCCTATACCATGTTTACTTACACCTGCTGTAGGTAAAGCATCAGTATATTTCTTATTTATACCAATCAAAAAAAGCCCGTAAAAGGGCTCTGTAAAAATTAAATTTTTGGTTGTTCTAGCAACCGCGTCTTGTATATTAATCATTTTCTATTTTTAATATTTCATAATAAACTTTATTAAAACCTGGTAATACTTTCATATTATCAATTAATAGATTAGCTGGATTTACTATCTTCTTATTTTGAAATGCTTCTTTATTCTCATTAACTCTATCTATAAATCTTTTTCTTTTTTCAAATACTAATTGATGTGCAATAACACATGCTAAAGTATAAGGATTACTATAGTTTGAGTTTACTAAACTAAAAAAGCCAACTTCAAAATCTTCAGTAGATGCTTTTAACATCTTTATTATACCATTATATTCAGTAATATTTATTTCTTTCATTACTATATAAACAGTATTTCATTATCAGCTTGATCTATAACTTGTTGTTTCTCATCTTCATTAAGTTCATGATAATCTTTATTAAACCTAATGTTTGCTAGTTGGTTGTAAATTAATTCTATATTCATTTCTTCTCATTATTTTCTTTTATTATTTCTATGTGTACTCCAGGATCTTCTTTATTGTATTTATATTGAACAAACTCAGGTATAATAAATTCTGCATTATCATCTTCAATCCATCCATTTTTTACCATATCATCCTGTACTGTTTGTGCGGGATTGATATAATCAAACTTATGTCTTGTTCCTCTGATAAATGTAAACTTTATTCTTACTGGAAGTTCATAATTACTTAGTTCATCCTTAAACTCTTGAGCATATTGTTCATAATACTCTTTTGTTTTCTTTCTATATGCAACAACAGTTTTACTTGCTATAAAGTATTTACCTGTCCATCTGCGTCCATTTTTACTTGAAGGTACATTTCCTGGTATAAACCATTTATTTTTTCTTTTACCCATTTAATATATTTTTAAATAATGGTTTTATAGTGGAATGAACATGTTCAAAACCATACTTAACCATTGAGTCACTAATATCTTTAGATAATGGTATTGTAAGACCATCTAAGTTATAATCAGATTTATATCTTTCTATAGCTTTTTGTCCTGCTTCATCATTATCAAATAGAGTTATGACTTTTTTATACTTACCTTTTAGATGTTCTATAACATGAGGCTTTATCATAGTGTTCTCACTGTTAGGAGCAATAACCTCTATGTTATAACCCATTGCTTTTAGACACATAGCATCTTTAAGTGATGAGCATATAACTAAATAAGGTTGATTAAACTTAAGCTGATCAAAACCTTGTATATGATGTTTTACATTATGAAATTTATGATTACCTTTTGGTTGATATATTTTATACACCTCATCATTATTATCAAAGTAACCATACATCATTGGTTTTTTAATTGTAATAGATTCTACGGTCTCGTCATTTTCCCTTACAAGGTTATAATATTCTATAGGATACACATTATATTCACTTAGAATCTTTGATCCTATTCTATACTTTAACCAATACTCAGCATCCTGATTATTCCAACCTCTCTTCTTTATATAATCAACCTTCCATTTTTCTTTTACAGCAAACTCAACTTTTATATCACTACCATTTTTAGATATATAATTATTATAATCTTTTAGTATTTTATTTACTGCATCTGAATAACTTAGATCAAATAGCATCTTTACTAAATCAATCTTATCTCCATTTTTACCAGTTGAGAAGTCTTTAAATTTATACTGCATAACTGTCTTATCAACATATACACAAAAACTTGGTGTTCTCTCATTAGGATTAAAGATTGATTTTATCTTTACATCCTGTCCTGTTAAGACTTCTGATAAATTTAAATAATATTGAAATATCCAATAGCTTGGTACATTTAACCCATCATAAACTAGATTCTTTGTATTTATCATATTTATTTAAATAAAAATGCCGGTTACAATATTACATCATAACCGGCACATTATAAATCTAATAAATATTAAAATTCAAAATCACTACCTGACTCAGGAGTTGCAGGTTCAAATGAATCTGCTGGTTTAGTTTCAACCTGAGCTTTTCTTAAATGATTTGGGTTGTTACTATCAAACTTAATTATGTTTGAATTTTCTACATTAACAGATTCCATAGCTACTCCTGCAGAACTAGGTTTAGGAAGATATAAATCATTATTTACATATCCTTCTTTATTAACCCATTCTCTAGAGGCTAGACATACATTAATATATGCATCTCCTGATAATGCACTGCTTGCTTGAGTCATGAAGTCTTCAATTGTATTTGCTTCAATCTGATCAAGAGATTCTCTTTTACCAAGAACTTCACTCAACTGAATCATAGATTTCATCACCTCATCTACTTTAGATATTTCTTTTCCATTAGGAAGGGTTGTATCTTTAAATGCATATGGGCTGAATCTAACTCTACCAACTTGACCTTCATAACGTGGCCCATCTTGATTATTTACATCTTTCAAGAAACCTTGAAACTCTCCTTTTACAGGTGTTGTTTCTACATGTAATATAATATTATGTGAATCCGGATCATATGGCGTTACCATATATCCAATTTCATTAATTTTAACAGTGTGATTACCTGGTCCAACCACTGGTTTAATTTTGCCTGATCCTGCAGACATGTCTTTAGTACTTAACATTCTTCTTCTTTTTAATTAATTTTTTTAATTTAAATAATTTATTTCTCATAATCAATAATTTTTGATCTAACAAGCTGTAGATCATTTGGAATAAACGCTTCATCAAACATATCCATAGGGGATTTGCAAGTGTTTTCTCCGTTGTTCTGAGTTTCAAACCCATAAATAAGACTACCGTCTTCTTCTTTATTTATTTTAGCAAACAATACTATAGAGAATAATCCTTCTAATGTCAATGCATTATCAATCATTTTACCCACTGTTTTAGCTTTTACTCTACGTCTACCATTAATATCTGTAGATTCTTCTGAGTGAGTTAAAAAGAAACATAATAGATCTTCTCTTAAATCTTTAGGAAGTTTACCAACCTGTGCTAGGTTAGCTGCAATCTGAGTAAACTTATCATAACCTTTTTCATTGGCTTTATCAAAGTACTCAAAGCTTGACATATATTGCCAGTCATCAATAACTAAGTTTTTGATATGAGGCATTTTATCACTAACATGCTTCATTGCTTTATGAACTCCTGGTCCACTTGATACATTAATCATGTTACCATTTGGATTTTCTTTATCCAATAGTTTATACATACCTTTCCATCCTTTAAATGGTAATGGTTTGTTTGCAATGTTTATAATTACAGTCTCTTCAGGATTTAACGTTCTAATTGATGTTGACTTGCCTGATCCTGATTCAGCAATAACTAATACTCCTACTCCCATAATTTACTTTTGATTTGATAATTTAATTGTATCATTTATTTTATTTAATGTAATATTTATATCACCTAATTTTGCTAAGATCTTATCTATAGCATCATAATCATCTGGATTTTTTAATAAATCTAACTCAAGTATTTTAGGAGCATGTGGTGATGCAGATACTGATTTATCTATTACTTTTAGTTCTGCTACAGGTATTAAATGTCTTTCAAAACCTGATTTGCTTTTAACTAATTCATACTCCTCTCTCCAATGTGGATTATACTTGTGCAAATATAAAGTTCTTTTTGGATCTTCAGCATCATATTCTATACTAACAAACTCTGTATAAATATCTTTTTCTTTCTCTAGTTCACTAGGAAAAAAACTAATAAATTTTTCATCTTTACCTTGTGGCCTATAAGCCATCTTAGGTATATACAATATATCAGTATCTCCAGTTGTCTGCAAATACTCTTCATGTAATTGTCTTAAAATTGCTATTTTACTTTTTCTTTCTTGTGGTGTCATTTTATCTAATATCTTGTTGCGGTGTACTCATTTCTTCTATTCTCATTTCTTCAAACACCGCTTTGAAAAAACTCATTCTTGTATCACCATTTCTTGCTTTAAGAAAGTGTAATACTAGATCTCTATCACTACCTATTATATATCTATCAGGTCCATATAATCTAATCTTCTGCTTTGCTGGTCTGTTAATACCTATTAAAGTATCAGCATGTTGTAGCATTGCATCTGATCCAAATATATCTGACTCAAGAATATAATTACCATACTTTGCTTGTTGAGCGCGTTCTGGTTTATCAATATTTCTATTAAGTTGTGATAGAGCAATAAACATACATGGATATTCACGCTTTGTTTGTGTAAAGAACTCACCTAATTCAAATAACATATCTAGTGTATTATTTTGATAAGGAGCTCTTTTAACTAACATAGTATGATCAAGAGTAATAATTGTTTTCTTACCCTTGTGTTCATTCATGTACATATCTATTTGCTCACGCATTTGATTAACCGTCATAGGTTTACTTACTATATCAACCGGATACTTTACACGTTCTTTTGCATACTGATGGCATTCATTAATAACATTAGGTGTTAACTTAGAACCTGCGCTACAGAGTTCTTTATATGTTTTACCTGTTATAGAGGAGAACTCACGTAATGCTGAAGTTCTACCTACCATCTCAAACTGAAACTCTAATACTCTAAAGTCATCATTAGGATTCAACATAAATGATTCCCTTATTATTTGATCTTTAATTAAAGTTTTACCTGAACCAGGTCGTCCACCCATTACAGTTAAAGTATTCCATTCTAAACCATCAGTAGTAGCGTCATTAAACTTAGCCCACGGTGTATATATTGATTTCTCTTCACCATTTGCTCTCTTTGACATATACTTCAACGCTTCATTAAACGCTGAATATTGTCCTATCCATTCTTCTTTTGCTTTACTCATAATACTGCTGTTAAAATTAGACAACAATCATCTTTACAATTTATACATACCTGTTCTTTTTCGTTTGATTCAAACTCAAATTCACATTTATTACATTCATAATAGTAGAACTTATCCATTATACTACTTTATCTGAAAAATGTTCTACTTTGGTTTGTACACCATCTCTTATCATATCACAATAATCTGATAAGGTTGAAGTTTTAACTTTATGTTTATCTTGCTTAGATATAAAATATTGACTTGTCATCATATATAGATAGTCTGTTGATACATACTCACTGATATACATCTTGGTGGCTTTCATCACCTCTTCCCATGTATAATCATATGTTTCAAAGAACCATCTAAATGATTCATTAAGAGTCTTAACGTTTTGTCTTGCTGGTTTACCATGAGGTAACTTACCTGCAGGAAATAATTCTCTATAAGTATTAATTCTTTTAGAAAATTCTTTACCCATTAACTCTTCATCTGTTTTCTTTTTTGCTGTAATAAAGTAGTTCTCTATTTTTACTAATAGAGCTTTAGCTTTAGCAGTCATT